GGACAAAAGAAATTATATTAACTAGTTTGTCTGGTCTAGTATAAGAATATGTTCAAAAAAAATGTAAGTAAATAGAAAAAATTCATTATCGTGATATTTATAATAAAAAACTAAAATAAACTAAAAAATAAAATAAAAAATTATGGCTGATTTGTTAATGAAAATGCCGATTCCTTACGAACCAAAAAGAGAAAATCGTTGGATTTTAAGGTTCCCTTCATCACTTGGAATTAATGAGTGGTATGTGGAAAGTACTTCAAGACCTAAATTAAAAATCGCTTCAGTTCCGATACCTTTCTTGAACACTGAAACATATGTTGCAGGTAGATTCAACTGGGAAGAAATATCAGTTAAGTTTAGAGATCCAATTGGACCTTCAGCTTCTCAAGCGGTTATGGAATGGATTCGTCTATGCGCGGAGTCTGTAACAGGTCGTATGGGTTATGCTGCGGGATACAAGAAAAATGTGGATTTGGAAATGTTAGACCCAACAGGAGTTGTTGTTGAGAAATGGATTTTGGAAGGTGCTTTTTTAACAGGATATGATGGTGGTTCATTATCATATGATTCTGATAAGATTGCAGGAATAACTTCAAGTATTCGTATGGATCGTTGTATATTAGTATACTAAAAAAATTTACTTTTAATATTAACCGTGTACATTTATGATGTATACGGTTTTTTGTGCAATAATAAATTAAAAAAATATAAAAAAAAATGGATCAAGACACGGCTGCTTACGGGCAAATGGATTTTAACTTACCACATGATGTGGTGACACTACCTTCAGGTGGTTTATTCTACAAATCAAAAAAGAAAAGTGTTAAGGTTGGTTACTTAACCGCAAGTGATGAAAATATATTAGTTAATATTGATTCACGTAGAACAATTAACGAGAGTGTTGTTTTACCTTTATTGAGGAATAAACTTTATGAAAGAGATCTTAGACCTGAAGAATTATTGGAAAGTGATATTGAGGCAATCCTTTTATTTTTACGTAATACATCTTTTGGTCCTGAATATAGAATCACAACTATAGACCCAAGTAATGGTCAGTCTTTTGAAACATCTATTATGTTAGATGAGTTAAATCTTACAAAACCTAAAGTTCAACCTGATGAGGATGGAACATTTACGGTTAAATTACCACAATCAAAGTCGGATGTAAAAATTAAAATGTTAAGTTTACACGATACAATTGAAATTGCAAAAATTATTGATTCATATCCCGTTGGTTATACCGCACCTACAGTCACTACAAGGTTAAATAAAACCATTTTAGAATTAAATGGTAGTCCTGATAGGAATGAAATAAGCGTATTTTGTCAAAATATGCCAATTGGTGATTCTAAGTTCATAAGAAATTTCCTTAAAGAAAACGAATCGAGATTGGATTTAAGGAAAACAGTTTACGCCCCGTCAGGAGAAAAGGTTGATGTTGTCATCAATTTTGGGGTGGAGTTTTTTCGGCCTTTCTTCTAATCACACAAAATTTTTATTAGACGAATTTTATTACTTGGCAAAATTCTTAAGGACATCATATGATGAATTCTTAAAACTTCCAACCTATATTAGAAAATATCTTTTAGATAAGATAATAGAGGATAATACGCCCAAAACTTAACACTTAAATATTTATAGTAAAAACTAATTATGGGTTACGGTTCAATAGAAGATATAGTTAAGGCTGGATTGACAGGGGCTGCTTTAATAGCGGCAGTGAAAGCGCTTGAAGCAACCGCAAAGAAAGATGGTATTGAAGCGGGAAAGGAGCAAAATAAAGATAAAGTTACTAGTACTGAATTTGAAACTTCATTAGACGCTAAAACTGCCAAAAATTTTGGTGATGCTTTAACAAACCCATTGGAAGAAATGGGAACCGCAATTAAAGGAATGGTGGAAGGGTTAGACCCAACTAATTTTGAAGGTGCGGATTATCTAATGAAAAGTGGTCAAGAATTGGCCAACGCAATGGGTATCGGACAAGCAAGAATGTCTGAGATGAGAACCACAATTGCGGACTCAGTTCCTGAAATGTTAAAATTAGGTCTTACTTCTACTGAAGCATTTGCAGTGTTAAAAGATGTACCAGTTGCACTTGGTGTTAATACAACTATGGGTACTGAGGCTCTTAGAGAAATGGGTGCTGCTGCTAAAGTAAGTAGTGTTAGTGCTGGAGTTTTAGCCTCAGAATTTAAAGGTGTTGGTATGTCATTATATGATGTTGGTGACAGAATGGCTGAAGTCGCAATTTATGCAAAAAGTGTTGGAGCTAATGTAAATGTGGTATCAAAATCAGTTGTTGAAAATCTTTATAAACTTAATTTGTATAATTTTGATAATGGTGTTAAAGGTTTAGCCAAAATGGCTTCTAATGCTGCGTCTCTTGGTGTAACTATGGAACACGTAGAAAAAGTTACGGAACAAGTGTTCAATCCAGAAGGAGCTATTAATCTGGCCGCAGGACTACAAAGGTTAGGTGTTTCAAGTAGTGCATTGTTAGATCCTTTAAAAGCGATGGATTTAAGTATGAATGATCCTGAACAACTACAAAAAGAAATTGGTAACATTGCAAAAGAATTTTCAAGTTTTAATAAAGAAACAGGTAAATTTGAAATTATGCCAGGTTCTAAAAGACGTTTAATGGAAGTTGCGAATGAATTAAAAATTCCCGCAAAAGACTTAGCAAATATGTCTATAAAAGCATCTGAGTTTGATATGAAAATGAGTAAAATCAAATTCCCAAGTTTAGCGGCATCTGAAGAAGATAAGACCTTAATAGCAAATATGTCACAAATGAAAGGTGGTGAGGCTTTTATTCAAATAAAAAATGATAAGACAGGTAATATGGATGAGATTAATGTCTCAAAATTAACTGCCGATCAACTTACAAAATTAAGAGAACAACAATCCGATAAAGATAAAACAATTGAAGAGTTGGCACTTGATTCATTAACTGTTTTAGAATCTATTGATGCGGGAATAAATGGAGGTAAAGCATCATCTACTCTTGGTAAGGCGTCATCACCGGCAATGGATAGGTTTTATAATGCGGTTAATGTTGTTAGAAAAGAAAGTGTTAGAGCTGCCACAAAAGATGTGACAACAGATAAAGTTAGAGAAGGATATAGTGCAATTACTGGTGGGGTTGAAGAAATGGGAGTTAAGGCATTACAAGGAGATTTTTCGGGTGCGGGAGACGCACTTTTAAAACTTGGTCCTGATTTAATAAAAATTGGTAAAGATGTTGCAACAGGGTTTGGAAGTGGTTTGGTTGAAGGTTATGGGAACATTAAACAAGGTATCCAAAATGAGTATGAGCCAGTTACTGGAGTTAAACCATTGGCGGATGATGATAAATCTAGTCAATTATATAAAGATATGGAATCTTTAATGGGCACTAACTTGATTGAAGGTATAGTGAAGGCATTTAATCTGGTGACAACAAAATCTGAAGTTAGTGGTAATGTAACACATGATTTTAATATTAAAGGAGATGGTGTTGGATCACTTACTCAGACGGAATTTAATAAATTTTTCTTAGAATCATTAACAGACCCAACGATTAAAACACAATTTGAAAAAAGATACGGAACCTCAAATGTAGGACTTCTTACAACACCATAATAGAAAATTCTTAAAATTATGTTTTCTATAAAAAAGATCTCAAGGTATTTATTAATAAAAAAGTATGTCGGATAGTACATTATCGTTTGCGTCCTCGTCAAATTTTAGGGATATATTATTAGCCCGTAATTTACAACCATATTCTGTACCAGGATCTTATTCTCCTAGTAGTAATAGTGTTAATTACGAGACTAATCTTTCTGTTGTAAATGTTATTGACTCACCAAATGGATTAATTTCAACAAACCAACTTGCAAATAGTTTATATTCACTTAATGAATACGGACCTGAAGGTGGTTATGATGGAAAATATTCTGTACCTGGAGCACCACTACCTGTAGAATCAAATTCAGGACCATACGCACCTACTGATACAGTATTAGATTTAGTTAATGAGTTTTATATTGATGCGGCATACGTACAAAACATTTATGGACCTGAAGGTGGTTATAAAGATTTAGTTATTATAACCGATGTGGTTGGTAATCCTAAAATGTATACACCATATTGGGATCCCTCAACATTTGTAACCTCATCATATTCACCATACGAGATAGTTTTTAGTAATAATCCAAATGGAACTAACGGTCCATTATCTCAAGATACTTATTTAGCAAAAATTGGTGCAGCTCAACTTAAAAGTTTATTTGAAGAGAGAATTGCAAGTGAAATACTACAAGCAAGTGTTGGTAGTGTCAATTTAGATTCATTACAGGATCCGTTTAGTGCAAGTATGGTTGCAACAGGGAAACAACCATTCTTCACAAAAAATTGGAGAATTACCGTACCTGAAAACCCAATAAGTGCTTCGGTTACATTAGCGAATAGATTAACGGGAACATATTTTCCTGTGTCATTTATTCCTGGTGATTATTTTGATGAATCGTTTATTGATAATCCACAAACTGAGGCGGCATTAAATGTTGCAAATAATTTAACGGGTGGATTTTTGGGACCAATCTTAAATAAATTTAAGAATCCCTCTGAAATATTTGTTGCGAACACAGGTTTTGGACAAAGATCGGTATTATTCTCAAGTTTAGATTATAATAAATATAGACCGGCTTATAGTAGAGGTATCATACAAGGTGCAACAACTGCAATTGATAGATTATTTGATAAAGATAAAGCACAAAGTGGTGGATATTATGTAGGTAGTCCGAATTCTGAACCTTCTCAGATTGATTCACCGGCAAATCAAGTCCCAATTGGGAAAAATGGTAGACAAGTACAAACTATTGTTTATGGTCCACAAGAACTTGGTATTCTATATGAAGGTAATGAAGCTCAATTACAATTTGGTTTAAAAGGAAAATCATACACCGATGGTGGAGGTATTGATGGGCAATTTATTTGGACATCACCAAAATATAAAGACAACGCAGGATTTAAAGTAGGTCCTGGTGGAGTCCCTACAAGGTTAGATAATGAATTTGAAACAATTAAAAGTGATTATGGTAGATACCAATCAACAGATATTGATTTCAAAGGTGATTCAATCTTAGATAAAACACAAAGACTTATTGAATCTGCTGATCAAGTACAAGGACAAGCAAGATTAAAACACGTAGGTAATGCAATTAACCAAGTGTCTAAGGTATTCAACGATGGATACAAAGAGATGACAAAGGGTTCTATGGTATTATCTTATACTGATCAAGCTGATGGGTCTCAAGCGGGTATTGAGTATTGTAGAGTGTTCCAAAAAGACACACCTTACTTTACATATGCTGACTTACAAAAGAGTGATGGTATTACAACCGAAGGTAGAAAATTCTCGTATTCAGTTTTGGATAAGACATATAATCTTAACATTGCTCCAATTAAAAATCCGGGATCAACAAACATTGTAGATAACAAAGTTAAAAAATATATGTTCTCTATTGAGAATTTAGCGTGGAGAACTTCAGATAGACCTGGATTTACTTACGATGATTTACCTGTTTGTGAAAAAGGACCAAATGGGGGTAGAGTAATGTGGTTTCCACCATATGATATTTCATTTAGTGATGATAGTACTCCTAACTTTTCAGAAACTCCATTCTTGGGTAGACCTGAACCAATTTATACTTATAAAAATACTTCAAGAAAGGGTAGTATAAGTTGGAAGATTGTTGTGGATCATCCGGCAATCATGAATACTATTATTCAAAAACAATTGGCGGGAGTTGCAAAACAAAGGGTAGATTCAATTGTTGATTCATTCTTTGCGGGGTGTACAAAATATGATATGTATGAATTAGGTATTAAATTTAACACAATACCGACAAGAGATTTATTTACATACCAACAAATATTAAATAACCCAAGATTAACAAATGAAGAGTTGGGTCAGGTTGCATTTGAAATACCTGTTGAATCTGAGGTAGTTACAACAGGTAATGCGGAAAATGCTACCGGACAAGGTGATGGTGTAGGAAGTACTGGTACCG